ATCGGCTCCGTCGGAATGATCGCTCGGAACTGAATCGTGATCTGCGAATACCCCTCTGTGCCATCGCAACCGGACCCACAGAAGAACGTGCCGCCGACCGATGGACCCGTGCACGGAATCATTTCCAACACCCTGGCGTAGATGATGCCCTGTTTAGGAGTGTTCAAACCAGCCATGACGATCTCGTTCGTCATTTTGATGGAATGGCACGTTCCTGTGCAGTCGGTGCAGCAGCAAGGCGTCGGAACAGTCCCGCATCCATCGCACGGAAAGCCGTAGAGACCATCGACATTTGTCGGCAACCCGGGCGCGGGTCCTCCGGCGCAAGCGTCAAACTGCGCCATCGTAATGGTCTGCTGGCGCGTGATCGTCAAATACGGCAGGATCGCGCATCCGGCGTTGATGACTTGCGGGTTGTCGCGGCACTTGAATTCTGGCGTCGGGCCGCATTGCCGCTCGGTGTAGGTGTAGCCCTGCGACCAGGTGTAGTCGCAAGTCGCATTATCGACGGTTGGATCGGCGCCCCTCTTTTGGATCTCCGCCGTGTACATCACGGACCCGGTCGTGGGAAAATACTGGCACGGGGTGCACGTGTAGATGTTGCACGGCAAGCAACCGCCGACCATTTCGTAGGTAACCCCACCCGCCGGTGGCTCGCATTCAATGATGTTGCAGGTGGATCTTTCGCAAGCCGGGATGCGAGCGACAGCAGTGAGGTCCAACGAGAACGCCGCCAGCCCTTTCGTCTGGCAGTCGGACACGGTGGCGCTGCAATTGGTGTTCGAGCAGCCGCCGCCGCAGCAGCACCGGCGTCGGCTCACTCCTTGGCCTTGCCCTTGCGGCAGTAGATGAACCCGGCGATTCCACCGAGGAGCCCGAGCATAAGTCCGAACCAGATTGAGCCGAGGAGAGATTCAACGCTTGCGAGCATGGGGTTTCGCTTTCTGCTTACGTGCGAAGGTGAGACCGATGGAACAACCGGAGGCGAAGGTGATAGCCATGAGGCCCACCAGCCAGAGCGTGTATTGCCAAGGTGCGAGGTTCATACGAGCTTCCAGTTTTTGATTGTGTAGACCAGGGCGAACGCGCCGATCACGACTCCGGCGACCGATACGTACTTCAGCGTGGCGTAGATCGGATTCTCGTCGTCACTCACGTACGCGACGTGGGCCTGTACCGCCTCGATGGACGTCTGCAGTCCGTCCAGCTCCTCGCGGGCCGCGTCCATGTGGACGATCGCCGCGCCCACCGCCTGGCGGGCGTCGATGGCCGAATGCGCGATCGCCGCCGTGTGGTTGGTGCAACCGGCGAGCGACAGCGCGAGGATGGCTGCGGCGAGCTTCACGGCTGGACCCATTCTTCGACGTCTTCATCCCACTCCCACGGCCCACCAGGCGGCATGGGAACTGGCGCATCCCATCGGCAAGTCTGCTCGTCGAGAATCCATGACGGGTATGGCTTCGGCGGTATGAAAGCGTCGCGGACATCGTCAAACGTAAAGCCAATTCCGGCAAAGTTCTTGCGAATGGTGGCGTTGTAGCTTGTCTGAATCCACGTCCCGCCGAGCAAAGCAGAGCACCAGGCGGCGCCATTTGCCTCTTCGGAATTCGGTACGACAATTACTCGCTGCACGATATTTGCTGCGTTGATCTCTGCAAAGTGTGCCATGACTTACCCCGTGTAGGTGAACGTGCCGGTAGTTGTGAACGTGTGGACGGTGTCTGATCCGACGGTGCTGACTGTTCCGCCCGTTCCTTTTTGTGTTCCCGCATATCGGATGATGACAATGCCGCTGCCGCCGTTGTTTGTGCTGTCGGTGAAACCATCACCGCCACCGCCGCCGCCTGTGTTTGCCGTTCCTGAAGCGGCATTCTGCCCCGAGTCGTTTCCACCTTGTTGCCCGCCACCTGTACCACCTGCTCCTTCGCCACCACTTCCATAACCGCCGCCACCGCCGCCGCCGCCATAGGTCACGCTGCTTCCGCTGATTGAGTACGCGGAGCCATTGCCGCCTACACCTCCGGTTTCAGTTGCGCCGCTACCGCTTGCATTTCCACCCGCTGCGCCCGCACCACCGCCGCCGCCGCCTCTGCGATTATCAGAAGAATTTGTCCCGAGATTTCCGCGGCCACCGGCGCTACCTTCACCGGAAACACCAGTTCCTGCGTTTGATTGGTCACCCGTGCTGAATGATGCTCCGCCGCCGCCGCCGGAACCTCCGTTTGCGCCATTGGTCCCCGGGAAGGAATAGCGCCCACCACCGCCGCCGCCCGAACACGAAATCGAATCAAATTGCGAGCCGCTTCCCGAACTGCCATTGGTAGAACTAACGCCGCCAGCACCGCCGCCGCCGACGATGACCGTGTAGCTGCTCGAGGGAGTCAGAGTTACGCTGGCGTTGTAACGAACACCACCAGCACCGCCACCGCCGCCGGCTGGACTGCCACCACCTCCGCCGCCACCGGCGACGACAAGGATTTGGGCGCTGTAGTCGGAACTCGCCGCCACCATCGCCTTACGCATCATGTTCTGAATCACGGAATCACCTCGTTGGTCGTGCGGAGATCAATCGTTGCGATATGCAGGTTCTCGCTGCCGGTGTTCGGATCCGCGTACAGCACGATGCGTCCCCAGGCGTTTGACGCGAAGGTCGCTGTCTGTACGGCGGTCAGCGAGAAGCCAGCGGTGCCGCCTCCCGCGCTCACCACCGTGCCCGTAAATGTCGTGCTCAACGTGCCAACGTCCACGCGCATCTTCGGCGTGAAGTTTGTCCAAGAGAAGTTCTGCCCCGCCCCGTTGTGGACGTGGAAGGCGAGCTCGTAGACCTCGCCGGGCACCATCACCTGCGGATCGATCCCGGACGCGAGCTGGAGGTTGTTGTCGCCAATTGCCATTAGGTGCACCTGATTGGATTGGGGCGGTCAAAGAATGGGACGGCGGTTCCGTTGCTGTCGTACACCACCCAAACATACACACGTGCCTGGAGGCTGCTAGTGGTCCACGCTCCGGCGGTGTAGATGGATCCAACCGGACCAATGGTGGACGCCGGGGTGCTGATGTCCATGCCATCCACCAGCGTCGAAGTGTTGAACTCCTCGCGGAGATTCCGGGCGTTGGCGTAGTTGAATCGCTCGTCTGCCGGGACGGTGATTCCGCCAGTCGCCGTCGGCGACCAGAGTTCGATCGTGTAGGTCCATCGGTTGGTGGCAAGATTCGCCGCCGACTTGATTGAACAGAGGCCGGATGCCACGATGGTCGGCTGGACAAGCTGCTGTTGTGCCCAGACAATTCCGTCCTGATGCTGCGTGACGGTCGACGCGGAGTCCGTCCAAGCGTTCGCGACGAAGCGATTCGCCGATCCCAGTAGACCGTTTCGGAAGTTGGGGCGGTGCCAGGTCATGCGAGTCTCGACGGTCCTGCCTTGGTGAGCTGGTCACGCCATGCGGTATCGAATAGAAGGTTCAGATCTGCCGTGTTGGTGAATTGCTGATACCAGCCGACCTTGGTGGTCTGGTTGATTTGCTGCCCGGCAATGGTTGCACCGGGTAGGAGCACCGGCTGTCCGGTGAGATTTGGAATTGGGATCTGTTCTAGGTGGAACCAGTCATCAAACAGGAAGGAGGCTTGGATGCGCCACATTTCGCTGTCCAGCGTTGCCGTAATCCCGGTGCAGAGAACCGACCCAGGTACCCACCCAAGGAATGTCGCGCTGTTGCGCCTACTGATGTAATCGGTAAGGATGGTTGCCCAAGCTGGATCGTCCGCCGTCAGTGCTGTCACCGACGACGCCGGAGTACGGTCGCGGAGCAGTTCGATTTGGATGGCCTGCTGTGGGATCAACGCGGTGCGTGGATTGCCATTCGTGTCGACTTTGGTTCCGCCGATATCCACCACGCCCGTCGGCCACGTCACCGCTCCGGTGCCGCTTGGCGGAAATGTGGCTCCCTGCCTGTACATAGCAGTACGCCGGGTTGAGACCGTGCGGGTCTGCTTCAGGTACGTCATGCCGTACGAGTTCGTGTACGGGTAGTTGTAATTGGTGTACGTGGAGCGAATCAGCCAGGTGAAGGGCCTTTCGACCATTGGCTCGATGGTGCACGACCGACAGATGAAGTACTTCAGCCAGGCGTTGTATGGGGTCGATGTTCCGATGTAAGTGCTATCCAGCCGGTACTGCGGCCTGGCTTCGTTCGGGATCTCCGCCATCATCGCCGCGTCGCCGCTGTATGGGTCGCTGTCGTTGGATGGGGTCCAGCGCATGATCCACGATCGCTCAAGCACTTGGTCTGCCCAGCGGTCTTCCAGCTTAAATCGCCGACTGTCCGGGCGTTCGATGGTTGTCCACGTTCCCATTAGTTCCCCTTTGTCTGCTTGGCGATTTGCTCGAGCAGAGCTGTCTGCCTGGTGAGTTCGGTGGAGTCGGACGTCATTCCCCGAGCAGAGCCGAGACCACCGGCGAGCTCGGTTCCGGATACCTGTCCGGTGAGGTACTCAAACGTCTTTGCCTGATCAAGCATGGCCGAAATCGGGCCTTGTGCGTTCGGATCGCCAATGGACGTGATAAATGCGTCGGAGAACGCCACACCGGCATCGACGAAACTCTGCTTCAAGCTTTCCCATGCTGCAACACCACCGGCAAGGTCTCCGGCGTTCATTTGAGCCTTGGCAGCTTGTTCTCGCAGGGCAGCTGCTTCAATGTCTTTGCCCTTGGCGACGCCCAGACCGACAGCCCTGCCCATCGAGACTTCCGACTCGATCTTGGCTACTTGCAGGTTGGCGTTTGCGATCATTGCCTCGGGCGAGTATTTCACCGCCATCGCGTTCAGTTCCTCAACGCGCTTGTCGACCATCTGGATGACTCGCATGATCATCCCGTACGCGCCTTGTGCCGCGTCGATCCCAGCCGAAATCCCTGCTGCGGTAGCGCCTCGCTTGGCCGTTCGGTTCAGCTTGTCGAGTTCGCGGTTGGTCGCATTGACGCCGGACACGACACCGCGTGGATCGACCTCCGCCCAGATGACTACCTTTTCCGACTTGTCAGCCATTGAGGTCGCTCCTCAACCAGGGGAAAATCTGATGGGATCGCTTTCCGGTCAAGGCGCAAGCAATGACGCCCAGCAGATACTCCTGGCGCTCGCCGTTGGTCATTTCAATGTTGGAAAGCCCTGCTGGCATCATCAGTCTTCCGCCGTGATCGGCGATTCTCCAGAGGCGCCTTTCGGCGCGGGTGTAGGGCGGGTGCGGTTGATCTCCTCCATGAGCAAACCAGCCAGGTCGGAACGGATCTTCCCGGCGTCCTTTGGATCAGCAAGAAACGGCGTCCCATCCGGACAGGTCACGCAAGCAACCCACCAGAACGGATCGACGGACGCCCGCTGCACGTCGGCGAGCGTCGGTTCGCGAAACACAAGCGGTCCGACGCCATCGATTTCGACCGTCCGCGAGCGAGCGAGGAGCTTGGAAACGTCAACCGGCATCAGCCCTGCTCCTCCCACGAAAGCTCCCACATTGCCGCGCCGGTGCCATCATCGGTGATACTGGCAGAGGTGATTTGGATGTTGAACGCGGTTGTAGAAGCCCCGACGGTGTCATAGATCTTCCCGCCCTGGTCGGTGTATGCAAGGGTGAGAACAGCACCCGTCGCTTCAATCAGAGTCGTCGGTTGGACATGGAGGCGGATTGCGTCGTCCACTGATCCGTCTTGGCGATACACGGTCAGCGTGCCCGAACGGCGAAATCGTCCAGGAAGGCGCTTCTGCTGCCAATCCGAAACCGTGGTGACATCGAGCGATTCCTTCTCCCAGTTGATCGTGATGCTTTTGCACTTCACCGAGGTCTGCCCGCTGAAAGAAACCGTTCCGCCGAATCCTGCGATCAGTGCCATGTTCAGTACTCCTGCGCTTGTAGTGTGATTGTGATTGTGCCGACGCGCTCCGCGTCGTGTTGTCCGTCGTCGATGTTTTCGGTGCTAAAGGCAACCGCGAACTGCGTGATGACGATCTTTACTGCCTCACCCGTATCGGTGTAATTGGCGTCAATTGCGTCGACAATGTCGTCGACAGTGATGCAGACATCCTCAAGAGTGTCAGCAACACACACCACCTGGAGACCGATCACCCAGACGTTGTTTCCGCTCACCCCGTTCAAACTCACGGAGATTTCTGCTGACGTGAGGTCGTAAACGGCCACTGGGGTAGCCGTGCCAGCGGTCCGGATGCCGTTGCATATTGTCACCCCAGAGGAATTGAGAGCTGCATAAATTGCTCTATGCACGTTTGCGATTGGCACGTGGCCTCCTCTTGTCAGTAAAGGATTTTTGGGCCTGAACCAAGACTTCCTTGCTGATCTCCTCCAGCATCTTTCGGAGGTTCAGGCGAGCCCAATCGCGAGATACGTGCTTGCCTTCCGTGAATGACCCGGCGGCTTTGTTGCGGTGACCGTACTCAAGGAGGTGATAGACGCGCTGATTGCCGCTGGCAAGGGTGCCGCCCTTCTTGCCGTACTTTATGTGCACGTTCATCACCATGCGAGCCGTCTCGCCTTGTCCTCGCGGTCGGACCCGAGACTTCGCCGCCGCCCAAATGGCGCGACGGTGCTTCTGCTTGCCGCCGTTGCGCTTGTAGGTTGTGGTCAGCCATTCGTTGCCAAGACGACGAGCCCAGCGCGGCATGATCTCGTTTCCGGCGCGGCGCTGCACGTTCCGGCGAATGTTCTCCGGCATTCCCTTCAGGAGCTTCTGGACGTCTGCGCTATCGACGTAGATCTTGGCGGTGTTGTTCACGGCAGCACCTCCGTCGCTTCGATCTCCAGCCGCCGACGGCGCTGGTCGCGGTCCCAACAGGCCCGCACGTTGAACGTGCGCTCCGTGCCACGGTCGTTCCAGAGCAACCGGCTACGGGTGTTCACCGACGGATGGAAGCTCGCGAGGATGCGCCAATCTGTGCGAACCGCCGGTCCTCGATCGTCCATCGTTTCACTTGTCGACGCCACCTCGATGTGGCAATGCAGCACGGCGACATTCACCCACGCCTCCGACGCCTGGCCAAAGTCATCGACCGTGCGGACGGGGTTCTGCGCCGTCATGGCGAGGCGCAGCATTCCGGATGGGACGTGTCCGGGCATCAGCCAATGCCCTTCCCCATCATGCTGGACACCCTATCCCAATAGTCGCTTGGGAGCGCCACCGTGTCATCTCCGCGGCTGGCGACGTGCTGCGTCACGCGCTGAAGAATTGCCATCTCCAGTAGCGGGTTGAGCGTGTTCGTGCCAGCGGTCACCGTCAGCACCACCGGGTAGGCCAGCGAGTCCGCCATGGTCGCGTACTGGATCCCGTTGATGGTCACCAGCGTCGCGGAGCCGGTTGCGCCGTCATCGTCCAGGTACGTCACCGCCGTGACCGGCTGGCGCTCCAGGCGGACCAACAGCTCTTCGTTGTTCGGTTCGGCAGCGACGTACTGCGTGCGCGTGACCGGATCGACGCACCAGCCGGTGCGCTCCTCCAGCTCGCGCTTCGCCGCTTCCCACGCAATTTGGATGGCCGGATCGTCCTCGTTGGAGGAGAGCCGGGCCCAGTTGCGGAACTTGGAGATATCAATCGCCACGGACTACCTCGCAGCCAGGTGGCGCC